AAATTCCTAGAAGCACCATAATACATACCACCAATAGCTAAAGCAGCAGACCCAAAACTCGCTATATCCACAATTCTATTAATACGACGACGGCGACCAATGTTTCCTGCCACATCAACATCGGCAGGCCACCAAGACATTTAATTTTTTTAACAGGTAAACAACTGCGCGGAAGGCAGTGGCCCAAATATAATCTGATCTTTCGCTGCGCTAAGCTCTCCGGCGCTGCGGACCTTAGCCTGACCACCCCTTCCAGGGGCACGCTCGGGTTAAACCTCGCTACCACCCCTTCCAGGGTTTGGCTAAGGTCCTGTATCGCGCCTCATTCAACAGGTAAACGAAAATTTATTCGAAATGAGTAACTTCCAGTCTTCGCAACAATGCTGACAATGTTTCAGCATCTATTCCGGGGTACCATTGTTCGGGAGGTATATTGGAGGTGATCCATATAGATGTTGCTTTGAGAACAACACTGGAGCCCTTAACTTCCACAATAACTGGATAACGATCGAACCATCTGAGGACATGTCCAATATCGATTCCACCTCGGAACTCGTCGATAACAACATTCGAATGGCCTCGATAGCCGTCCCAAAACTTACTGAGAGGAGACTTCGGGTATGCGTCCATACCGGCTTCATCCCATGCTCTTCGAGACTTTCCTGAACCTGTCCTTCCCCAATAAACAACAATTCGTCTGATGACTCCATAAGGGACCATATGATCGGAAGCAATTCTTGACAACTGACCGTAATGCCGAACAAAGACATCGTCCGGGACATCTGCCAACCGTCCTGCACAAGCTGCAGATCGGATTGCCTGCCAATCCTTAACAGAACTTCGCAATCCAGGTCTTCGCCCGATTTCAAAACGTGACCCGGCGACAGCAGTGTCATCCTTCCAAATGTACTCCTCGGCTGCACTTGACCTTCCGAGTTCAAAATGTCCGGTTGCCCAGATCTTCTTGAGAGCGGAGAGTCGGCATGGCTTCCCCATCCATACGACAAACTGCCAGTGGTGATAGCCGCCCTCGACCCCAATCTCCTGCTGACCCTTCGCATAGGCAAAGGACTCAGACTTTCCGGAGATGTCGTCGGCGGCGGTGTACGCGAGCGTCCCAATCCAGATTCTTCCCACATTTTGTTTTGTCATTAAATAATGCGCAAAAAATGCCGTCCTTTTATAGACAAAGTGGCACAGTCAGGGGTACCGTGGCACAGCTTCAAGAAACTGCGCCTACCCCTTATAGAACACCGTAGAACACCATAGAACGTTCTAGGCTTTTGTAACGTATTAAGTAAATTTAATTAGTAAATCAATTGATTTTGTAACTTGTAATGCCATCTTAGAGGGTAATACTACCGTTACACGGGAAGAACCCTCTAAGATTTGGCATTCCATTAAGGTTGTGCAGCATTAATAATATGGACATAAGGCACACTTCTAAAATCATGACGAATTTTGCAAGTAGCACCAACAGCATGATGATGTTGATAAGAAACAACATAATTTGGACTTTCACCCAAATCAATAGTCTTACGATACCAAATATGCTTAAACTTGCCCAACACAGCCTTATTAAAATTATTCGACCCAAATGTTGACAAATATGGAATCAACTTCGTCAACGTAAACTTGTAATGACTCTTCAACTTACTCTGCTTCATAACACCAGGATTCATTGAAGTACCTACAACCTTCTTAGTATTAAGAAAATAAGCCTTCGAAGGCTCAGCAATTAAATAACGATTAGTTCCAGAATCTGACTGAACAACACCACTTTGTCTATCAACAAAAAAGTTACGAGTCAAATTATAACCAGAAGCACCATCAGCTCCAATAGGTCCAGTCCCTTTTCCAATAGACTGAACCTCAAACAACGGATCCTGCGTAACATCCAAAGCGGAAGTACCAGAACGATTCTGATAAACCAAATTACTAACAATATCCAACTTGACAGTGCAAACATCCATATCAATACTTACCAACTGATTATCTTCAACTAACGGAGTAATATCCATAATCTTGCAAAGACCAGCTTTAACAATGCCTTCAGCATTAACTGGAGTTATAGCAAGTAACTGTTGAGACATATCCGCAGCCCATTCAAAATAAGTAGTAACACCGACTGCAGCATTGGCAAAAATAAAGTTAGAAGAGGTACCTATCCAATAAATAAGTCTCCATTGCAAATTCTCTTGCTGAATAGTATTTCCACCACCACCGATCCTTTCAACAAACTGGGCAGGATTTTTAAAACTTTGACCACAATATCCAAGCATAGCTTTCAAAACAGCAAGAAAAAATGCATCCAAAACAGTCAACTCAGCCCAAGTAGAATGAACAATATAACCAGCATGAGCACCACTACCACTAGCAGGTGAACCAGAATATCCAGTCTCTACAACAACACCACGTCTCATATGAGACTTTACCTGAGCATCTTCTTCATCAGGACGGCCAACTAACGCCATGCCACCTGCTAAAGATTTAGTTCCTCGGACTGACATCCGTGACTTGCGAGCATTTCTACGAACTGAACCACGCTTCCTACTAAACCGACCAGGTTTGCGATAGCTACCGCGCAATTTAGGAGAGATACGAACAGCATTTCTTTTTCTAACAATTTTAGTCTTACGTTTTCTTTCAGGAGTTTTCATAGGAGTATCCTCCATTAATATTTTTTTTTTTGAAAAATATTTCCTGCCAGATTCACGAAATTTATGGAAATTCCTAGAAGCACCATAATACATACCACCAATAGCTAAAGCAGCAGACCCAAAACTCGCTATATCCACAATTCTATTAATACGACGACGGCGACCAATGTTTCCTGCCACATCAACAT